GGGGGTTGGCACTTCTATAAAATTATCTGAACGTCAATTCAAAATGAAAGAGACTGGTAAGATGAGTAACGAATTATTAAACAAATTAAATTCAGTGGTATGAGAACGATATTTTTATGCTTGCTAACTGCTTTAATGATTAGCTGTAAACCGAGCGTACAGAAAACTGTAGAGCCTGTTATACAAGTGCCCGATACAGTGTATGTAGAGGTTCCTGTTATCAATCAGGAAAGGATAAAAGAACTTGAATCAGATGTTCAATTTTGGAAACACAAAGTTGACAGTTTGAATACAACCATTCCGTATGAAGATTATATGAATTCGAGAAGAATGGAAAAGGTCAAGTATTATATTTCAATCTGTGAAAAAAAACCGAGCAATAAAAAATTTTTTTACGGATGGATAAAAAGAACCATGTCCGAAAAGTAAGCAAATTACAATTGACAGTTATTAAGAGGTCAAAGGTTCGGAACTTTTGACCTTTATTTTGTAAAATTATGGCAAAGATAGAAGATAAATTCAAATTTTGGTGTCCGATTGAAAAGGCTCAAGAAACTATTATTGACCCTACTACTGGAGAAGAGGTGATGCGTTTAGGCGGTATTGCTTCAACATCTGATGAAGATAGTGATGGAGAGTTTCTTGACCCCAAAGGGTTCGATATTAAACCGTTATTAGAAAGCGGAATGGTAAATTGGCATCATCAAGCAAAAGGTCAACCCGCCACTATTATCGGAGAGCCTTCAAAAGCAGAAATTCGTCCAGAAGGTTTATACATTGAAACTGATTTGTACCCTTCAAGTAAAATAGCTTGTGATGTTTGGGAACTTGCTCAAGTTCTTGAAAAAGATTCAAAAACGAGAAGGCTTGGTTATTCTATTGAAGGTAAAGTTTTGAAACGTAAATCTAATGATAAAACTTCTCCTGATTATAAAAAAATCATAAAAGCCGTAATCACTGGAGTTGCTGTTACTCATCAACCAAAAAATCCTCAAACCTTTGCTAATATAATTAAAGGAGAGATTGACGATGACTTTGATGAGGATGAAGTAGAAGAAGCAGTTGATACAGAAAATGCAAAAGCATTGAAAAAAGAGTCAGTTGATAAGAAACTTAAAAATCAGACTCTTTCAAAATCAGAGGTTATCGAAAGGCTTTTCAAAGACATTCCAGGTATAAGTATTGAGAAAGCAGAAAATATTCATTTAATGTTAAAAAAGTTTGCGAATATGAAAGGTAAAAAAACAATCACTGAAAATGATATCACTAAAGCATACGAAGCTCTTGGGCTTGACGTAGAGCCTAATGATATTGAAAAGGGTGAAGGTTGTGACGCCAATGGCGGACAAACCAAAAAAGAGCCTATCAGCAAAGCAAAGTCTAAAACTAAAGAAGCTGAGAAAACATCGGAGGAAGATGAAACCGATGAAGAGGAAGCCGAAGAAGATGAAGACGATGTAGAAGTTGAAGAAAAAGGCAAAATGAAGAAAGGTGGTACTAACCGCTTTGACCGTATTGAAAAGGCAATTGCTACTTCTCACGCCAATCAAACTAATTTCATCAAGGCTCTTGGTGTTATGGTTAAAGACGTGGCTCAGAAAGCAACTGCTATTATGTCTGAAAACGCTGAATTGAAAGAAATTATCAAAGGTCAAGAAGACACTATTTCAGTAATGTCTGAAAAACTTGAAGCATTCGGTTCAGATGTACCAGCACCTAAGTCTCTCAGCGCATCACGTCCAGTTGAACGTACATTTGCTAAATCAAATGAGAATGACTTTGGTAACGAAGGAGGAAAGTCTGCAAAAACCAATCAGGTAAGTATGAGCAAAAATCCTCATGCTATTGCTGAATTGCTTGACCAAGCTACCTTTAGTAAAGGATTTGACGAAGAGTTTAGCAAGGCTTGTACCGCTTTTGAAGCAAATAAGTCTCTTCCTACGTCAATCATTGCCCGCATGAAAAACGAGTACGGAGTTGAAATTGTTAAATAAACATCATAATTATTAAAAGAAAGAAGATATGGAAAGATTATCTATCAACTTAGCCGATTATGGCTATGCTGCACAACAAGATGGTTTCCACTCTGGTATGCATGGTTCAGAAGGACTTGACCAACTGAATAAAGCTCTTGAAGCTCAAGACATAACAGGGCGTTCAACCGCTGATTTGACCACTGCGTCAGGTGCACCTTTGAAGGTTGAGTCTTTGGAGAAAACTCTGAAGCACATCACCTTCCGTGAAAGCGACATTCGCTTGTGGAAAGACCTTCCTAAGAAGGCAGCTTACAATACCGTAGAAGAGTACAATCAACAGACTTCTTATGGTGCTAATCGTGGCGGTTGGAACAGAGAAGGTGAATTGCCAGAAGAAGAAGATTCAATCTTTGTTCGTAGGGCACAGTTGGTTAAGTATCTTGGTGTAACTAAGAGCGTAACTCACCAGATGACCCTTGTAAACACAATGATTGGTTCCGTTATGGAACGTACAATCAAAGATGGAACTCTTTGGATTTTGCGTACTTTGAACCAGGGTTTGTATTTCGGTAATGAAAAAATGGTTCCTGAACAATTTAACGGCTTCTTGGCTCAACAGATGCAATCTGACGCTTGGGCTTCTTATGCCGAGTATATGAATTCAGAACAGGTTGTTGACCTTCGTGGCTCTGCTCTTACAGAAGAAGCTATTGAACAAGCTGCCAACTCTATCGTAGAGAACTACGGTTTAGGTACTCAGATTTATGGCCCACCTGCTGTTCTGTCTAACTTCGTTAAGAATTTCTATGGTAACAAATTCATTGTTCCTAACACTCCAAGTTTGAGCAACGGAGTTATGGGTCAGAGAGTTCAAGCCTTTGATTCTCAGTTCGGACAGATTGGTTTGAACCATGACGTATTCTTCAAAAAGCAACCAAGTAAATCTTCAGCAAGTGCAGCTACTTCTCAAAAAGCTCCTAACAAGCCTGTTTGGGACGTTACTACTCCAGTAGCAGTTCAGAACAGTATTTCAGGAAGCAAATGGGCTTCAACCGATGCTGGTAATGTTTATTACGGTGTTGTTGCAATCAACCGTTTCGGTGAATCCGATATGGCTATTTACAGCACTGCTCCTGCTGCAGCAGTAGCTAACGGAGCTATTGATTTGAAATTTGCAGACGGTGGTGGCGTAAACAAAGCAACTTGTTATCGCATTTATCGTACCAAAGTAGGAGGTTCTGCAACTGGAGAGTTCTTCCCATTGTTTGAAGTTTCTCTTGACGATGTAACACGTGGATACGATGGTGGTGGTGCCGGCATTATCCGAGATATGAACCGCTTCTTACCAGATACTGACCAGTCAATGCTTGCTCAGTTTGATAATGAAGTAGTTGAGTTTGCTCAGCTTGCTCCTCTGATGAAGATGGATTTGGCTGTTCTTTCTCCTGCATTCCGTTTCATGGTATTGCTTTATGGAACACCGTTCCTTTATGCTCCAAAGAAATTGATACGCTTCATCAACATCGGCAAATTCGTAAAATAACCGATAAAATTGTTAAATCAAGAAAAGGGGTGGGGACGTGTACCCTGCTCCTTTTTTCTTAAAATCGTAAACAAAAATGAAAATTAAAGCAAAAAATCCGAAAAACAGCTCAATGCAGCTTATCGTGCCTGTAGATGGGCTTATTACCATCGATGCTAACGGAGTAGCCGATGTATCAGCTAAATGCGCAGCCGTGCTTGTAACGAGCACTAATGACTGGGAATACGTTAAGAAAGCTGCAGACACATCTGATGATTCAGACGAAGAGGAAGATGACGTTGAAGAAGATGCTTCAGACCGTGACAAGTTTTCAGCTCATATTGATGCATTGACACTTGCTCAAATGAAAGAACTTGCTAAAGAAGGTGAAATGCCTGAAGAGGAGTACGACAAATTGAACTCCAAAAAACTGATGAAGGCTTATCTTTTGAAAAAGTACGATGAAGCTGCCGAAGCAGGTGAGTTGGACGAAGAGTAAGATGACGAAGAAAAGTAATAACATTTTTACATTGTCCTGATATGCCAAGTTTAAGATTGAAAATACAATACAACAAGAATATGGAGATGATTATGTCTCCTACCGAGTTGATTGAGAATTACTTGTTTGGTATTCCTTTATGTTCAAACGATGGAAGGAAGATGTCATCAACAGCTATTTCTCAACACATTCTGACTGCTCAAGCTCAGATTGAAAGTCTATTCAGTCTAAAACTGACCAAACAAGTCATAGAGGAAAACCGTGATTTCAATCGTCAAGAATTTATGTCTTGGGGTTACATCAGGACAATGTATCCTATTGTTTATATTGATAATTTAGAAGGTTGGATAAATGACGTTTGTCAAATAACTTATCCGAAAGAATGGTTGTCAATTAAAAGACAAGCAGATGTAGCTGTTTACAGAAATGTTTACTTAATACCTAACACTGGAAGTAAAAGCGGTGCTACAATGACTCAAAACTCTTTAATTTATAACGGACTTTCTCCTCATCTTGGTTGGTTTGGTCAAAGCTATATTCCTAATTATTGGAGACCGAGATATATAACAGGATGGGATAAAATACCAGCCGATTTATTTGATTTCATTGCTAAATTTGCTGCTCTTAATGTACTTGCTGTAATAGGTGATATTTTATACGGAATTGGAGTTACTTCTATACAAATGAGTTTAGACGGAGTTACTCAAAACACTCCATTAGCAAGAAGTGCTAACGGAGGACTTTTTGCTGGAAGGGTTAAACACTATGTCGATGAAATGAATAGAGTTCTTCCTGCTTTGAAATCTAAATACAGAGGAATTGCATTTGAAGTATTATAAAAGATATGGTTGAAAGTAATGGTAAAAACAGAAAAAGTATAGTTACTGATAAACTTACTGCTTACCAAACACCTCCATCTGCTATCGAAAATAGAGTTGGTTGGAGAGTAGATGATTTTGAAGAACTTATTCAATCACAAGGATATGATGCTTTAATTGATAGAGCTTTAAGATGTCCTTGTGTAGATAAGGCAACAGGCCAGGCTCTATCCACTTGTAAAAATTGTTTAGGAAGAGGCTGGTTTTTTGTTGATAGAACTGAAACGAGATTGATTGCCCAACATATGGACAGCAAGAAACGTTATGAAAATTGGAGTGAAGTTAATCGTGGAACTGCTTCAATAACAACCAAAGGAATTGATAAACTTGGATTTATGGATAAAATCATTCTTACTCAATTAGAAGAGTTTTATTCAGAAATTATAAGACCTATATATTTTCAGGGAGAAATCATTGCTTATCCTGTTTACGAGCCGTTAAAGGTCACGGATATGTTTCTGTTCTCTTCCGATAACGAAAAACTAATAAGCATAAAAGAAGATGAGTATGTAATTGATGGTAACAAAATTGTATTTGATTTAGGCATTCAAGATAAAATATCAATTGATGATATGAATGTAAAAAACAAGTCTGAAATACCTATAAGCATTTCCATCAGATACTCTCATTTTCCTGTTTATCATGTCATTGACGTAAATAGAGAGCTTATGAAAGTTCGTGAAAGTAGGTTCTGTTCTTACAACGATGAAAAGTTGAGACAAATGCCTATAAATGTTTTAGCGAGGAAAGCTCATTATTTATTTGATGCTCAAAAGTTCGGAGAAGAAAGTTTTGAAAATACAGTATTACCTGCGAAAGAAAGAGAATGAATCCAATAGTAATAGATTTATCAGGATTGCAAAATCAATTTGGGCTTAGTCCTAAAAGTATTGATATGTTGACGGAAACTTGCGTCAACGCTGTCACTGCTGCTATATATGCAAACTGGCAAGCTCTTGCTAAACAAAAATTGAATTCAACACTTCCTGAATATACTCAAAATATAATTAAGGTTGACAAAGGTAGATTTGCTAAGCAATTAGTTCTTACTGGCATTCTACCTAATATGATTGAACAAGGAGCTTCTGCCTTTGATATGAAGGAAGGTTTCAAAAAGTCATCAAAGGTAAAGTACACTATTCCAGTTTATAACAAAAAAGGAAAACAGGTTTATAAAGGCGGTGATTGGTATTTAACAATTCCTTTTCGTATTGGTACTCCAGGAACTCTTGGTCAAGCTGGTTTTACTGGCGAAATGCCTCAAGAAATTTATGATATAATGAGAAAGAGAGCTTCAGGTCAAGGCTTGACTGTTCGTGAAATTCCTTCTCCTTATGAAGTTCCTCAATCCAGAGCTGCTATTGAAGCAACTCCAAACAATCCTTATTATGCCGAATATACTCATAAAAATTCAATTTATGAAGGTCTGACTAAAAGAAGTGCTCAATATGGCAAAACTTCTCAAAATACTTATGGTACTTTCCGAAGAGCTGGAGCAAATTCTGACCCTATGAGTTGGATAAACAAGGGTATTAAAGCGTATAACTTGGCTGAAGAAGCGGTAAATAAAACTGACGTTGATACTATTGTAGAAAACGAAGTTACAACATATTTAGAAAGTGTATTATGAGTGGAATACTTTTACCAGAGATAGTTATATATAACACTTTGGAAACAATAGTCAAATTGCTTCGTGAAGATTTGCAAGAACATGTAAGCGATGACAAAGAAACTATATTATACAAATTATTGGGGGTTGATGAAGAAGGCAAACCGATAAAAATGAATTTGTATAATTATTTTAAACAAGCTAAAAAAATGATTTTAACTCCTGATAGTTTATCCGTTAATTTCGGATACAATCAACAAGTAGCTAAAATCATCTCAATGCACATTCTTCTTCCTTCTGAACAAGGTAGTTCTACAATCGGAGAAGATGAAGGATACATTGAAGATGATATTGTTGACGCTAACGGAGTTAAGACAGGAACTCAACAATACTTTACTCAGATGTACGATTGTACTTATCAAATCATGATTACAAGCAATAACTCTTCTGAAGTAAACGTAGTGTATAACATACTGAAAAGTATGCTGCTAATGCTTGTTCCTCATTTGGAGTTGATGGGTATTCGCATTCCTTCTTTATCTGGGAATGATATAATGTTTCAAGACGATTTAAGTCCAGTACCAATATTTCATAAAGTTATCAATATTTCTTTTAAATATGAACATAATGTTCCACAACTTGTAAAACAGGAAGTAGCCAAGAAGTTCTATATTACTATGAGAGCTATTGAAAACAACGATGATACTTATCAACAGCAAGTATAAAGAGTGAGTAGAAACTGAATAAAATTCTTATAAACAAAAAGATTATGGCAACAGTAGTAAATTTTCATGGCAAGAATTACATTGAGCCTGGTTCGTATGCTGCTACGGTTTATAATCCTACTTCAGTTGTCAACGTTGCTGAGTTCGGTAATGTTATGATAATTGATACAGGGTTAGCAAAAAATGGCGATTATGAATTTGCTGGTGGTTCTGGAGTCAAAGGAGAATTAAATCAAGGCTTGAAATCTGTTTACGAGTTTTCAAACTATGAAGACTTTTTGTCTTTCATGGGAGGAGGACTTGTTGGAGATATAGCTTCAAAGATTTTCACTCCAATTGAAGGAGCAGCAGGTGCTCCAAAACTTTATTATGTCCGTGCTGCTACTACTACTTGTGCAACTCTTACATTAACTCTTTCAGTAGGCAATGCTTTGGTTCTTAAATGCAAGAATGAAGGTATTGTTGGAAATGGAGTAGCGGTGGATGGAGTTCTCAAAGTAGGATATGCGGCTAAGATTGTAGCTGGGGAAACGGCTGGTACTTTTAAGTTACAAGTTTATCGTGGTTCATTTATGGGAGTGGATGAATCGGGAGAAGCATTTGGAGCTAAGAGTTTGGCGGAAGCAACTCCAAATTTAATTGTTGAATCAGATGATTTGACAACTCTTCAAGAGCTTTACGATTGGGCAAAAAACAATCGTTCTATGCTTGCTAATTTCGTAGTATCAATGACTGGAGCAGGAGCTACTGAATTGAATACATTAGCTCAAGTTTTAGCAACTGGCGGAACTACTCAATATTTGAGCGGAACTGAATACGCAGATGTTTTGGAATCAATTGCTGAATTAGATGTTACTTTCTTCTTATGCACTAATCTTAATGCTGCTGAAGGTAAGGGAGTAGAAGCATCTACTAATGGTAAATTGTTTACCTTCCTTAAACAAGATGCTAAGTTCACTGAATTTATGGTTGTTCCTGGAGGTGAAGATGATACCGATTTATTTGGTGATTCAAACTCTTCTCAGTCAATTGCTAAGTTCTTTAATTCAGGTCAGGTTGTTTGCGTTCACGGTGCTCCTATCGTTACAAGAAAAGACCAAAACGGAACTAAACAGCTTCACACTATCTATCTTGCTGCTGCGGTAGTAGGTTTGAATGCAGGAATGGCTGCTCAAACTCCGCTTACTTTCAAACGTGTAGGATATCAATCATTTGCTTATGATTTGAAAAAGCGAGAAAGAGAAAGAGCGTTACAGGCTGGTATTATGCATGTTCGTAATGTATCTGGATATTGGTGCATAAATCAAGGTATTACAACTTTATTGGACAATAAGAAAACGATTGCTGATGACGGTCAATCATTTGAGTTGTCCATAGAACTTATCAAGTCTCAGTTGAACAAGGAACTTATTTTGGAAGGTCAAACAAGATTCACGGGTCAGACAGCAGCTCAGGCTTCTACTCAATCCGTTAAGAATTTTACCGAAACTAAACTTGCTTCTTTGGTAGCTTCTCCAGGAAGTGATAATTTGTTGATTTCTTGGAAAAATGTTAAAGTGGTTGCTAAAAACAGTGACTATTTTATCACATATGATTTTGTTCCAAACGTTCCTGTTAACAAGACGTTCTTTATTGGTAACATTTTAGATTTCACTTTTTAATTTGAGTAATTATGGAAAAGAAAGTAATGACAGCGCCATTAGCTATTATTCAAATAAATAGTGTAACGGTGGGCAAAATGAAGAATGTCCGTATTACTGAAAGCATACGTAGAGGGAGGGTGACTGGTTTAGGCACTTTGACTCCTTCGGAGCTTCCAGCATTGGAGTGGCAGGGCAGTTTGACTTGTTCATCTTATACTATCAATTTTAATCTATTGGCAAACATTTCAAAGAAAGGAACTTTCAGAAACGCTAATTCACTTGAAGAGTGGGCAAATGCTCTGCTCTTACAAGAGGATGGTTTGGAAATTGCTATTCTTAGAAAGGTTAAAGACGGAGAGATTGATGCTGAAACAGGCGTTGTAAAAAGCAAATATGAAACATTCGCTAAAGTTTCAGGAGCATTTGCTACAAGAGAAGGATTTGACATTCAAGAAGGTCAGATTTCAGGAAGAGATACTGAATTTGAATACACAACTCCTATCTTATACAACAGCGTAGTTTAAGCGTAGCGTGAATTAACAAATCACAGTTATAATTAAAGCACTACTTCCTATATGGAGGCAGTGCTTTATTGTTAATATAAAATTGTAAAATTATGATTGAAAGAGAAATTATCATTAATTACAGCGGTAAAAAATTTCCAATTAAGTTCCCTAATGTGGGACAGATGATTGACATTGAATCGTTGAAAAACGCTTTGACTGGAGGCAAATACGGCTCATTTGCAGCATCTGGAATAAAGTCTATGTACTTTATACTGGATATGGTAGATACCATTGCCTTTCTAAGTGTAATGTGCCCCAAATTGAGAAATTTCATTACAGAGGAAGAGGATAATATTGATTACACTCAAATGAAACCTGAATCTGTAAAAGAATTGGTAAATATCTACAAGAAAGATATTTTGCCTTGGTACTCTCAAATGTTAGAACAACTTTATTCATCTGCTAATGAATCCATCGAATCAGAAAACAAGCGAGCTGCGGCAGAAAGTGATTAACTTCATAGCAACTTGGCACAGCGGTTTTATTCTTGATTATTGGTGGAGAAAAAAATATAATGTTCCGTTTGGTTCTCTTAAACATAGGTCAATGAACTTCATTGATATGTACATAGAGTATCAAGAAGAAATTGAAATCAAAAATCTCAGAGAAAAAGCAAAAAAATCTGAAGAAGAATGTGATGAAAATATCCACGTTTCTCAAGAAGAGATTGATGAAGATTATGAAAAATTAAATTTAGAAGAATTCAAATAATGGCTAACGTAACTGTAAACATACAAGGCAATGCAGGTTCTTCGGGAGGAGGAAACGGAGGAGGTGGAAATCAAAATCAACCAACTCCTCCATCTTCTAATCCTCCAACTGGCGGCGGTACAACACCTTCATCATCACCTGTGCAACCACCTGATTCAAGATTGGTGGAAGAAGTAAGAAGAGCTATCATTCAACAAGGTGCAGTATTTGTTCCTGGCAATAATACTTATAAACCTATTATTCAGCAAGCAGAACAAGTTCAAAGAGAACAACTCAACGCTGATATAACACAAAAGTATGATACGAGAAGAGCAGATGCTCAAACACGTATGTCAGCTGAATATGATAGGATTGATAAAACTATTGATGAAAGTAAAAAAAGAGCACTTGAAGGCATAACTGATGCTAACGAAAAAAGAAGAATTGAAGACCTTTGGGAAAATAAAAGAGAAGCTGAATTTCAAAGAGTAGGCTCTGCATTTGATATTGAAAATGAAAATATTGATAAAGAAGAAAATCAAGAACGTCAACAATCAAATGAAGATTTAACCAAAGTAATTCGAGATTTGACTGACGAGATAAGAAGAAATGGTGGAAACTTAAATCCAAATTCATTCCTCAGTCAATTAAGAC